AGTCGGTAGATAAACGAGCATTAATTCCTAAAATAGGTAGTGTTACTTCTGAATACTTATTGCCATACTGGTCTTCTTGAACCTGACCAAGACGATTTGGAATCTGGCTCATTTGAAAAACCTGTAAAGGAAACTCTGGGCGTTCCATTGTAATACGTCCATAAGCACGGTACTGTTCTACTACTGCAGGAAAAAACGCAAATAGGTAATCAATCAATCCATGATAGTTCATATCGCGGTTGAACGCGTTAATCTTTGCACGGAATTGAGTCATTGCATAATCGCGTGCTACTGATTCAAACTGAGCCTTATCAGATAGTTTAAGAACACGTCCCTGGCTACTAGCAACAGCAATCATGCTTTGTAGTTTAAGTTCATACTGTGCTGTGTAGTATGGGTTGTAAGATAATTTTGATGGCGCCCAAGTAGCCAATGATGCAACTGCTCTTTTAGATAAATCTGAAAATGAACGGACAATATTGCTTTGTCCAGTTAGGTCAAGTGCTAAATCAGATATTACATCTGGACGAGTTGTGATGTCTGGAAACATCTTCTTTAACTCAACAATATTAACCTTGTCTTCCATAATCATTTTTTGTAATCTAATATCTGGAGCAAATTGGTTAATTGCTGCGTTAGCCTTCTGATAGATAACCTTTGCATCGGCTACCTTCATTTGTGTTCTAAAATCTACATCATAACCAAAACGTTCGAATAGGTCTCTAGAACCACTACTGCGAATCCAAGCCGCAACTTCTGTCTCAATCTTAGCAGAATCTACACCCTTAAGGCGTAGTTCCATAATTTTACGGCTTACTTCATCATTACGAAGTGTATTGGTAAGCAAACTATTCCACGAACGAAGATGAATGTCTTCATTATCTACAGCCTTGATTGCATATCCACCATTACGGTCACGGCGAACTGCAGCCATTTCAAGTTGACGTACAGATGCTGTTAATGCACGGATATCATCTTTGCCTTTAAGTTTATTCATGGCCATTTCACCAAAGCGCCCTGAAAGGGCTGCTGGGAAATCGTATCCTTCAATACTAATCTTATCTGGACCAACTACCTTAGAAGGAATGTTCTTAACAATAGCATTCTCTTGACGACGTAGTTCAGTAACCATAGCCTTAGACTCTGCTAAATAAGCAAGTGTGCGAACTAAATCATCTGGCATTTCTTTAGGTGGCTTAAGTGGGTCATACTTAAAACTCTTAAGTCCGCGTTCTGCATCTTTAATTGAGTTATCGTATAATTTAATATCATTACGAATCTTGTTTAGATTGCTTTCGCGGTTTGTAATTTTATTAGACCATTGACGCATTTCTGACATCTTTGCTGGAGCACCAAGCATTGCATCGACGCCATCTTTTGAAAGATTCATCAATGAGTAAAGTATTACTCCATCTCCCCATGTACGAAGAGTTGAGTCACGAATAATGTTAATTGGAAAACCTGTACGAGCAAGAGTAAATGTACGCCAGATTGAGTTAAATTCATCTAGGACTGTCTTGCCAATAATTGCTGCGTTAATTGGAAGTGATGCTTCTGCACCACGCTTTTTAGCATAACGCTTAAATGCTTTATCAATAAGTTCTACATCTGGAAGATATGCACCGTTAGCCAACTGTGAGATAAGTTGTGGGTCATTAATTACTTCGCCATTTTCAATCATAAAGGCATTGCCTTCGGAATTTGCTTCTTTGGCTTTTGCTTGATTTTTACGAGTCAAGGCAATATAGTTATTAAGAACTATGTCTTTAATGCTAGCAGGCACATTATATTTGTTTGCTACCTGTTCAAATACTCTTTCTTCAATTTTTTTAACTATAGAAAGTTTTTCTGTCTCAGTCTTTGCAACCACAAAAGAATTATACAGTTCACGTGCTTCTAATGGGGCAAGAACTTTAGTATTAATAGACTTTCGCATTGTTGAACGCACACGAGATACGCTCTGTAGGTTATCATTAAAGTTAACTGTTTGGTGTGGAGCGTCATCTAGGCCACGTTCAATTCCAGCAATACCACGTTGGATTGTACGAACAACAACAGATGAAGCATTACGTTGGTAAACCTTTTGAATTGCTTCGCCAACCTTAGTTTCACGAACAGTTACATCATTAACTCCACCTTCGAGTTTATTGATAGAACGTTGTGTAGCCACATCGTTACGGAATCTTTCAATCCATGCAAAACGAGATGTTCCTCGGTCTTGTAATGCACTATCTAGTTTAAGTGCTTTATTTAACCATGAGTATTGCCCACGAAGGTCAGTAATCTCAGCCTTAATAACATCTTCTGCCTCAAGAATTCTTCCTTTAAGCATATCATGCTCTGGAAGTTTAGTAGATGCAAAAGGATTACGTGCATCAAGTGTATCAAAGATACCTTCTTGACGTAGCAATTCTGCAAATATTGCTGGGTGTTTAGTCTCAAGTTCAGCAATTGCTGTTCTATCACCAATACCAACACGCATAATGAGTCCTTGTTCTTCAAAAGACTTACCAGCAACTACATTTGCAGCAGTTAGGCCAGCAGGATTGTCCTTGAACTCTGGACGTGCCAAAAGGGTTGGTACATTGTTATCTTTATAAAAATTCATGACTGGTGTCAACTGTGTTGTTTCACCAGCAACTGTTCTGTTAATTAATTCTACTGTTCCTTCAACACGGTCTGCACGTAAAAGGTCTGCTGTTTTAGTTCTAGCAAGAAGATTTGAAGTTAAGCCATATTTACCTGGCGTAACTGCGCCAACAAGAGCGCCACGAAGACCAATACCAGTAAGTTTAGCCGCTTTAATATCAGCGGCAGCAGTTACTTCGAAACCAAAGTTAAATATACCTGCAACTGCAGCACCAATACCACGATTAGTATCCTTGAGAACATTGTTCTCTGCTGCTTCACCTGGAATTAAACCAACAACTTCACCAGCAAGACGCGTTACATCTGTACCAAAGTTATAAAGTTTTTGTCCTTGTTCTGATTCTGAAAGAATTGCAGATTTCTGCAGAGATTTTCCAAGTTTACCACTTTCAGAGATGTCTCTTCCTGCTTTACCAGCAAGTTGAGCGCCAAGTCCAGCACCAGTAACGGCACCAGCAATTAATCCAGCAGGACCACCAAGAGCGCCAACGGCTGCTCCACCAAGTCCACCAATTACTCCGCCAGCAATCATATTAAGAGTGGCAAGAAAACCCATTCCAGCATCTTTGCGTGCAACATCTTGAACAAAAGCATAGTTAGAACGTAAGCCTTTAGTACCAGCCATCATAACCTTTGACATTCTGCCATCGGTCTTTTTATCTAGTTCTGCTAGTCCATATGCAGCACTTGTAAGTCCAACTGCTGGCACACCAATTCCAGGAATTAATAAAAGAGGAAGACTCTTTTTGATTCCAGAAGTAGTACCAAGATTTTCACTAGTAGCCTTTAGAAGGGCTTGGCGAGCATCTTCTGCACGGTCATTAAATGACTTTGGGTTTTGTGGCAAGTTAGAAGCAACGTCAATTGACGAACCAAAGTTAATACGTCCATCTGAATTATATGGACCACTGGCAACTTTTTTATTTTTAAGTTTATCTTGTAAGTTACCTAGGATATCCCATATTGTCATTAAATAATCGTCCCCAGATAGGTTACATAATCCTTAGTTCCTTGTGATGCACCAGGTTGTGATGCGTAGAACTGTAGTACAGGATAGTAAGCACGAATCTCATCAATATCTGGGTCTCCAGATTCTTGCATTGGAAGACCTTCTACTGAATTTGCTCCAGGTCCAATTGGTGCGCCATCCATAATTGATTGGTCAGGAAAATTGGTTGGTGCAGTAATTGGTGTTAACTCTGCTTGCGCAGGCGCTTCTGCCATAGCGCTATACATTGTTGCACCCTGTTGCTGTGCCATTGTAGATTCACCTGTTGAACCAAGTGATTTCATACCTGGGATGTATCTAGTTGGTTGTCCGTTGGTTCCTGCACCGCCTGTGCCTGATACTTGAAAATTATTTTCTGCGGGTAGCGCCATCTTAACCTCCTACTTAGTATACTGAATTTTAGTTATAATTGGTTCTGCTGTGTATATGTCCCAGTCACAAGCAATTGATATTGCTTTACGTACTGCTTTTTCAACTGAATCTGGTTTTGTTAGTCTGTCAATTCCTAAAGCGTTTAATGCGCCAAGAGCAATATCGCTTCCCGAACCAGAGTAATAAATCCCACGAATATCCCTATCCCAAGAATAATCTTCAAATATAGGATAGATGACTCCACGAACGCTGATAAGAAACGATGAATCATGTTCTGCCGCTTCTCCGTCCTCTTTCATATCATAACCTGCATCTACAAATGCTTGTCGCATCTGCGGAATAAATTTCTGAGTTATGTATATATCTAAATCTTCTGCTGCTGTAGGCTTTGGGGCCTTCCAGCCAAATTGCATAATGTTTGAACCACGACCTGAACCAGAACCTGCAATAAGGATTCCGTTGTTTTCTATAATCTTATGTGTGGCCATATCTATTGGCCGACCACTCTCATCACTAGAGCGTGAGTCACAACCTAATACAGACCAGCCATCACCCTGAATTGCTACTAGTGTTGTCATCGTCCCCTACTTAACTATCGTCTACGTGATGTGCTAACTCTTGACTGTGCTGTACCAGCGCCTGTAAGTCCTGAGATTAAACTCATTACATCAGGTGGTGGTGTTTGTGGTCCTGCGGAAGGAGAGCCTCCTACTGGAGCGCCACCTGGAACAGGGGACGGCTGCTCAACAGGAGTACCTGGTACCCCAGCAGGAGGAACTTGTGGCTCAGGTGCAAACGTATCAGCAATAGCATCTTCTAATGCTTTACCGTTCTGACGTGCTTGAATCACCGAAGCAATGTTCTTGATAATCGATGATGGGTCCTGTCCTTGAGTTGCCATCTGCGGAATCGCCTGTGCTGTTGCGCTAAGTGCTGCTAGTAAACCATCACGAAGTTTTTCAATTTCAATCTTTTCAAGTTCTTGTGTTACGTTAACTGTAAATGGAAGTTCACGCATAGCCATATCTTTAGAGATAAGACCGCCACCTAATGCTTGAAGCATAAAAATAAGGCCTTGCGCTGGGTTAAGACCAGCAAGCATACCATATCTAACATCTGCTGAGTAATCACCCTTAATGTCGCGGGCTGGACGATACTTAACTTCGTATGGTGAACCTGAATCTACACCACGAATTGTTTTTTCTTCTGAGAAAATCTTCTCATCAACTTCAAAACAGATAGAGATAACATCACGAAGTGCTGCAGCAAAGATAGCCTGTGCTGATTTTACTTGTGTATCAAAAGCACCCATAAGTGCTTGAACACCCTGGCCTGTAACTACGGAAGCATCAATGTTTCCTGTACGGCTCTCTGGGTAACGTGCGCCAACACGGAGTTCAGAATTAAGCAATGTCTGCTCTGTGAATGCTCCTTGTGGAATATTAAGTTCAACTCGACGGACTCCTGCTGGATTCGATGTACGAATAACAGCGTCTCCACCAAGTTGAAGTTCTTGCACATCTTGTGGTAGAACAATTGGTGCTTGTACTGATTTCTCTGCTGCTTCCATAGCAAGCAAAGCAAATCGGTTACGAAGTAATTGAATACCGAGTACGTCGTCAAACTGACCACGCATCTCACCGTCGATAGATGGTTTGCGTGCAACAACAACCATCATCTTTCCGACTGGATTCATCGCACGAGATAGAACTAAGTTCTTCTTTTCTGGTAGATAAACGATAGATTGCTCTGAGTCATAGTAACGAATCATCTCTAACTGATGAGTCAAATCCTGTTCGTAGCCTCGACGGCCAAGAAGTTGGGATTCGTAATCAGGGAACTGAGATACGAGTTCGCCTATTGTCATAGTATATCGTTTGGCAAATGCAACGCAACGTCCGTAGCGGTCAAATTCTGGGTAAGCCCCAATAGGATTTTCTACGCGGATACGCGGCAACTTGCTTTCTTCGTCTAATTCGATTACGAAAGGGACGAAACCATATGTGATGTACCAATCTGCCCCAGAGTACATTTGTACGGCTAGGTCAGAATGGGAAAAATAATTTGAAGCGATACGTGTGCGCTTATCAGCAAACTGACGAGCCTTATCGCTTGTTTGGCTAACTGCTGAACAGTTAACCGCTGGAAGTGGTGCCATAACCTCAGAAAGGTCACGGGCCACAATGTCAATAAAGTTAGCAACTACGTTGGCATCGATACCATC